GGTAAAACAATATGTAATGTTCCATGTAATGTTCCATTTTATTCTCCTTTTTAGTTTATCTTAAGACGCACCGAAGTGCGTTTCGGATTTTCAATCCTCTTCAGTTAAGATTTAAATGAATCTAATGTGTTTAATAACTCTTGTTTTAAGTTACAAATGTGACCATTTACAGCATAAATAAATCTATCTTGATTTTCTATATCAAACTTATCGTAAGTCTTTCTGAATTCAAAAGGTATAAACTTTCTAATTGTTTTAGAATTTATATATGTTTGATTTACTAATTCATCATCTATTAATAATTTTGTTTCTAGTACTCTGATTGCAATTTCAAGTTTAATTAATTTTGTATTCATTTTGTTTCTCCTTATTTGTTAGTGTTGATGTACTTATAATGGACAACGTAAATTATTGCAACAATTATTTTTATCTAAATTTCAAAATGTTTAAAAACCTTAACAAACTAACAGGTTTTTGGTGTAAGATAATTTTGGTTTGGTGTCAGATTTTGGGTCAATTTTGGTGCTAAATATGTAAGAAATATGTAACAGAAAAACACATAGAAAATACACTATATATATATAGATAAAACACCCTACAAAAACACCTTGAAAAGTTTGCTGTTTTTCCCTGTAGAAAACCCCATAAAATCCTCACACGTATAGCCCTATCAAAGCTAGCTAGAAAACACCCCTTAAAAGAACGTATTTTTATGTAGAAAACACATGGGTAGGGGGGGCTATTTTTTAATGGGGGGCGTCGACGTCGATTTGCAAATTTTTATGCGTATTAGACCCCCACCAACTTTTGTAAAATTTGACTATAGGCTTGACATTTGTAAATGTTTGCCCTTTCATGTAACTCAAATGGATACGCCACAACAAATTTATTCAAAATTACAATCGGCAGACAGCAAGCAACTGTGGGCATTTGCACAAGAAATGAACTCGGTGACCAAAAAGCTAGCATCAACAGAAAAAAAATTACAAAAGGCACAGAGCAGAGATGTGGACTTGGAGAACAAAGAAGAACTGCGTAAGAGTGTCATGGAACATTTGTTTGCAGAATCAGCGAAAGGCAATGCTCAAGCGAGTGATAAACTAACAAAGATTGCAGGACTAGGTGAAGCTACACAGGATATAATTATTGAAGTGGTAAACTATACCCCACCCAAGAAAGTGAGGAAAAAATAGAAGCTCATGAAATAATTAGACTTATACCACACCTGATGTATATGGAGTGTGGAAGTTGTAAGAATTATTTTTTTACTGTAGACATTGAAGGATATAACGACCCAAGCTATTGTCCTTATTGTGGAATGGAATTTGAATTTGAGATGGAAGTATGAAAGATAAAAGCTGCGAAGAATGTTGTTGTGTAAATTCGGAAGATAATCCTATTTTAGAAGAACTTGATGAATATGGATTTCTTGTAAAAAGCATTTGTATGATGTGTTACGCAGAAAGCCTAGATGAAAATAAGAATACCAACCATTGAACCTAGAGATTATCAAGTACCTTTTTTAAAAGCGTTTGACAAAGGGGCACAATACTCTGTTATATCGTGGCACAGACGAGCAGGTAAAGATGTAACCTCGTTCAACGCCATGATGAAGCGAGCCATCACCACAGCAGGTAACTACTATTACTTATTTCCTACACGAGCATGGGCACAAAGAGCATTGTGGGATAACATCTGTGAGTGGGCAGGGGGTAAAAAACTTATTGACCTGCTATGTCCTAGCGAAATAGTACGCAGAAAAAACAATTCAGACTTTTTTCTTGACTTAATCAATGGTAGTAGAATAAAGATTGATGGCACAGACAACCTCAACTTTGTAGGGCAAGGGGGTTCAGGGTATGTGCTGTCAGAGTTCTCGTTACACAAAGAGGAGGTATCAGGATTCCTTGCCCCTATCTTAACTGAAGGTAACGCATTTGTAATATTCAATGGTACGTTACGAGGAAAATCAAATCATTTATGGAGATTATATGAAAACAATAAAGAAAATAGTAATTGGTTTACGCAATGGTATCAACTATCTGATACAAAAACTGCGTATTGGGTTGGAAATGGCATGGACATTAATTCAGAGCTTGTTGGTAAAATTAGTCCTTATGATGGAAAGCCTTATAAAAATATTCAAGAAGATGTTGACTCGGGGATAATATCTTATGCAATGGCTCGTCAAGAATACTTGAACGAAGCTGTATCACAAGTAGAAAATTCATACTATGGGTATGAGTTAGAAGTGTTAAAGAATGAGGGTAGGTTTGGAACTTTCGATACTAGAAATGGGTGTGTATTTACTTTTTGGGACTTGGGTACTTCTGATGCTACAGCCATAATATTTGCACAAATTATAGATGGCAAACCTTTTATTATAGATTATCACGAGTCTAGTGGTAAGAAAATAGAAGATTATGCGATAGTAGTTAACAGTAAGGGCTACAAGTATGGAGGTCACTTTGCACCCCATGATGTTTCCAAGCGTATGTTGTTTGGTGATTTGGTATCTACAGCAAAAGAAGTAGGTATAGATTTTAGACGTGTGCCCAAAACCAACTCTGTGTTGCAAGATATAGAAATATGCAGACGCAAAATGCGAGATGTATACATACACCAAAGATGTGAAGACTTATTAGAACACCTAGAGTCTTACAGAGAGGGTAATAGTGGTAGACCTGTACATGATAATCATTCGCATGGTGCAGATGCGTTTAGAACTATGGTTATGGGTATGCACTTAAATATAGTTAATCAATATCTTGGCTATAAAAACAGTATACAACTACCAAAATTTGTAGGAAAAGCAGAGTCATATACAGATTGGGAAACACAAATTGATGACAAAAAACCATTATGGCAAACTTTTAGGCAAAAATAACTTGACAATAATACAGAATAGTATATAAGAAAACAAAAAAGGTATAATTATGGCTACATATAACGATATGTTACAAGCAAACAACCCTACTTTACAAGCATATTCAGATGCTGCAAGAACCACAGGACTTCAAGGTAATATAAGACGTGCAGAACGTAGAGCAAGAGGAAGAACAGCTTTACTAACAAGAGGTCAACGTAGAGGTTCAGGTATGGCGTTAGATTTAACAGGAACACCTAATTTTGCTAGTGCAGAACAAATAAATCCTACAGCTGTTAGTAGAGGAAAAAGAGCAGCAGCTTATGCACCTATGAAAAGTATTTATGAGTTTGGTAAAACATCTATAGGTAGAATATACAAAAAACAGAGAAGTAGAACTGATTATCTTGGACTTCAAGAAGGGGCAAAAATAGGAGATGCAGGATTTAAAAGATTATTTAAAGGTAAAAATTATACACCTGTTAAACGTAGACTTGCACCACGTAGTGGAGTAAATAAGAGAAGGGGTAAAGAAGCAAGAAATTTAATTCGTGAATATCAATCCTATGTTGCACAATACAAAAAACAACGAGCACAAGATTTAGCATAACATGAATGTAGATTCATTAATTGAAATGTATAAACGAGAAAAGTCTAGTTCTGAACGAACTAACTTTGAAAATCTCTATGAATCAGCAGCAGAGTTTTGTAATCCTGCATCAGACAATATTCAAAGCAGACGTTCTAAAGGTGAAAGAGATAATCAAGAACGCATAACAGATATTGGTATAAAAGCTAGACGTTTGTTTACAGCAGGTATGATGTCCCATCTTTTTCCACAAGGACAAAATTGGTTGCGTGTTGTAACTCAAGATAGAGATATAATGCAAGCAGATAATGTAGTAAGAGCACTTACATCTGTTACAAAAAAACTTTTACGAGCCATAGAAGATTCTAATTTTTATGAAGAAATGGGTCAATGTATAGACCATTGTGGATATATTGGTACTACAGCTTTGTATTGTGAATCATCACCAAGACGTATACTTAACTTTCGTTCACATTATATTAATCAATTTTTCTTTTGTGAAAATTATCTTGGTGAAGTTGATACTGTAATGAGAGAGTTTAAACTTACAGCAAGACAGGCAGTACAACAATTTGGTGATGATGTATCACAAGAAATAAAAGAAATGGCAAGTGAACCAAAAACTTCTACAAGAGAATATACCTTTTTACATATCGTAATGCCACGAATGAAAGCTGTACCACAAACAGATATTAAAGAAGAAAAGAAAATAGCATCTTACTATATAGATTTAAAAGCTAAAAAAATTGTATTAGAATCAGGATTTGATGAAATGCCTTACTCTGTTGCAAGGTTTTATAAAACAAACTATGAAAAGTATGGTCGTAGTCCTGCTATAGAAGTATTTGCAACATTACCATTAATTAATCGCATGGAAGTTTCTCGTATTCGTGGTGCTGAAAGAGTAAGTAACCCACCTTGGTTAGCACCAAATGATGGTAGTGTTAGAAGAATATCTAATGACCAAGGCTCTATAATTTATTATAACGCAGGCAATCCATTATCTAAACCTGAACAGTTACGACCAATGGATAATGTTGTTGTAAATGACCAAATGATACAAAAAAAAGAAGAAGAAGTATTAGATGCTTTTTATGTGCCATTGTTTAATCCACTAATGAATAAACAAAACATGACAGCGTTTGAGTCACAAGAAAGATTAAATATATCTTTACAGTTTTTAACACCTGCAGTAAATCGTGTTAATAAATATTTTGTAACACCAATACTTGAACGTGCTTTTGGTATTATGTTACGAGCAGGAGCATTTAGAGAATTAGAAATAGATGAACTATCAGGAGCAAGTCTTGAGTTTGATTTAGTTGGTAAAGCATCTATAGCTTCTAGGCAGATAGAATTGTTTGGAACAATGACAGCAATACAACAAATATCACAAGTAGGACAAATAAATCCTGAAGTATTTGATAATCTTAATGTAGATAAGACTGCTAGATTTATTCAAGAAGTAAATATGTGTCCTGTAGATTTACAACTATCTGAAGAAGAAGTTGCATTTAAACGTGATGAAAGACGAGAAATGCAAATGGAAGCACAACGCAGAGCAAATATGCAAACTATTAGTGATGCTTATGCCAAAACAACTAAAGCACCTGAAGAAGGTTCTAGTGCTGCAGAGATTAATCAAGAAGAAGCAATGGAGTAATATGGATATAATTGATAAAGTTACCTACGATTTTGAGTGGGATAACGAGAAGGATTTATCAGAAGAAACAAGACGTGCCTTTGTAAACCTTTTCGACCCAACCAATAATGACGCTTTGTTAGTAATTAAACATTTAACAGCTATATGTAAATGGCAAGATATGACAGAGTATAATGACCCTGTTATAGAAGCAAAGATGAACGCATTAAGAAATGTAATAGTAAATATAAAAAATCAAATCAACATGAAACCCATAGAGGAGGTCACTAGTGAGTGAAGAAGAAGTAGTAGAAACTACTGAAGAAGTAGTTGAAGAAGTTGCAGAAGAAACACCTGTAGAAGAATCATCAGAATCATTTGTTGATAGTATGTTGTCACAAATTGACAATGATGATATTAAATCAGCAGGATTTTGGAAAAACCTAGAAGGTAAAGACGCTAACGAAGTTGGAAAATATATTAAAGAACTTCAATCGTTTGCAGGTAAAAAAGGTGACATACCAAAGTCAGATGCTACAGATGAAGAATGGGCAGAGTTTTATCAAAAACTTGGTCGACCTGAAAATATTGATGGATATGATTTTACTATAGGTGATGAGTTTACAGAACTTGTAGGTAAAGATTCAATACCTTACTTTGAAAAAACAGTTGATAAAATAAAAGAACAAGCATTTCAAATGGGTGCTTCATCAGACCAAGCAGAAGAAATGGTTAATATATTTTTAGAATCTGTTGCAGACTCTGTAGAAGAAAACGATACAGAAAATAAACAGATGTTTGAAGAAATGGAAAAAGAACTTCGTACAGAGTGGGGCGAAGAATATGATGGTATGATGAATGGTATAGAAGCAATGCTTACTGCTAATGGTTTTCCTGAAGAAAATATGCAGTTTCTAAAAGATTCAGGTATGCTAAAAGACCCTGCTTTTGCTATTACTATGGGTAATATAGCTAGTAAATTTGCAGATGACCTTGAAATAGGACATCATCAAACTAATACTATGGCAGGAGTTCGTGACCAATTAGCAGAAGTCAATATGGATATTGCAGAAATGGTTAGAACAGGTACAAAAGTGCCACCACATATTGCACAAAAGCGTTTAGACTTAATGAATAAATTAGGCGATAATTTGTAATATTTTTTGCTTGACATATAATCCATACTTATAGTATGTATTTTTTTAACGAAAGGGATAACCTTTTTAGACCCCTGTAAGTTATCGTCAACCTAGACGTTAAATAGCAGGCAAGACCTCCTTGTGAGATAATCAGAGCCGATTAGTCGTGCTGTTAATTCAGCGTTAAATTATTAATTAGCCAAAACAAGGAGATAATAAAATGGCTTCTACAAGTATAAGTACTGCATTTGTTAAGCAGTATGGTTCAACTTTAGACCTATTAGCTCAAACTATGGGTGGAAAATTCACAGGCACTTGCCTTGAAGAATCTATCGAAGGTGAAGAAAAGTATTATGACCAATTAGGTTCTGTATTTGCATCAGAAGTTACGGACAGATATGCTGACTCACCTGAAAACGACATCACTCACGCTAGACGTAGAGTAGTGGCAACACCTTATGATGTTGGTTTGATGCTTGATAAGTTCGATAAAGTACAAATGTTGGTTAACCCTGAATCTGAATATGTTCAACAACAGGTTCATGCGTTAAATCGTAAAAAAGATATTGAGTTTATTAAAGGTGCATTAGGCAATGCTCAAGTAGGTAAAACAGGTGGTACTGCTACTGCTTTACCTTCAACTCAAATAATTGCACAAGGTGACACAAGTTTAACTATTGCTAAACTATCTGAAGCTCGTGGATTATTTGGTGAAAATGGCATTGATTTAGATGACCCATTAAACAAAGCATATATTGCTGTAACTCCTAAAGTTATACAAGATATGTTAGGTTCAACTAAAACTACAAGCGTTGACTTCAATACAATTAAAGCTCTTGTTAAAGGTGAAATAACTTCATTCTATGGATTTGAATTTATTGTTTCTAACTTGCTTCCTTTAACAGTATCTAATGTTGCATCATTAAATTGGTCGTCTACTGACTCACCAACTGTTGCAGCAGGAGATTCTGCTGATGATGCAGGTGCAGGTAAAGCTTGTATTGCATACGTCAAGTCGGGCATACGTCAAGTTACTAATCCTTCTATTATGACAGAGATTAGCAAACGAGATGATAAGCGTTTCAATTACTATGCTTACTCTTGCATGAGAACAGGTGCTGTTCGTATGGAAGAAAAGAAAGTAATCCAAATTAACTGTCAAGAAGGCGTTGCGTTATCGTAACCATAAGGAGATTATAAAATGGCAAATTATTTCAGAGCAAATAATATTATTGGATACTTCGGTGAGGTAAGAGATGCTGATGCTAATGCAGTTGCTTTTGGCACTAGTGCTATTGATACTGCAACTGCAAGAGTAGATGATGCTGATAGATACCCTAACAACATTGAATATGTTGAAGATTTTTCTATCAAAACACCTGCTCTTGCTTCTGACATTACTAAAGATGACGTAATAGAATTAGCATTGTTACCACAAAATGCAGTTGTTACAGG